AATCTGGTATCAACCGGATGCTTTCTTACCTCCTGAAAGTATATTTACACTGACTCACACAGGTATCATGCTCAATAACAAAGTGCTACCTGTAACCATTTACAACGTAGTACCATTCAATAAAACATTCTGGAATTTAATTAAAAACAGCCAGGAATGCCCTACAAATACAGATAACGTATTGAATGAATGCTTTAATAACCGTTGCACTCTGCAAATATGTCCTTGTGGACTAAAACAACAAAGTCCATAAGGAGTTTACTCACATCTGACAAAATCAATATAAACAGCCCCTCCGGAGAGGGGCTGGAGAGTGGCGCTATGTGCCATTGCATGGTGCCGGGTGCCTCCCGGTGAATTCAGTACCAGCACCTGAATCCGCGATTATCCCATATACCTACTCGCTGATTGCCCCTCCGCACAGGTGGATTCACCATGCCAGTTTCTTTTAACAAACTCCCCGCAAACCAGACAACAGTCAACCGCCTGAATTGTGAAGTATTTAAAAATTTCTCCGGCTAACAGTCTGGCGTTTTCTTTTTCAGCAACGGGAAAGCAACAACCACCACACCCGCCACCAGTACACAGTCAGCCAGCACTGACATTATCCGGCTGCTGCAATGCCATTCACAAAAACAGTAAGCAATCACTTTTTACCGTAACAGGTGATAATCCAGATATGTATCTACCCCAGATGAGTAATCCGAAGTTCATCCATACCACAGGTCCTGGCTATTCTGTTGTACTCCTGAACAAGAGCAAATAATTCTGAATTAGCAACCATGAACTCATCGCAAACCCTCTGTATAGCATCACTATTCAGAAGAATAACGTCTCTTCCCGAAAGACGATCAGGAGTACAGAACAAAACTGTCAAACGGCTGAAGGCCTTTGCTCGTGCTGCATTGACTATATCAATACGCTGCCTAAGGATGAAACACCCCGACGCCTCATCAATATTCACTCTACCCACACCATATGAATGATAAATATTTAATACTGAAAAAACCATTAGACCGTATAACAAACACTCAATCAATACTTAACAGAACTTTTATTTTTGACAAACATATAATATTTTCAACAATATCCTGAGCCAGGTATATTCCAGTATAAGGCTCTGCCGGAAGAAATCTGGAAGAATGAATATGGCGCGTTGTACTGGATTCGAACCAGTGACCGATTGCTTAGAAGGCAATTGCTCTGTCCGGCTGAGCTAACAACGCATAATGCAGATAATGGATTGCCATCGGGGACCCGGGCCCCACACAGCCAGTTTCGAAAGCTGACGCTCTCTGCCGATGAGCTAATGGCGGTATGTGATGGTGGCCCTTGCTGGATTTGAACCAGCGACCTGGCGATTATGAGTCGCTCGCTCTCACCACTGAGCTAAAGGGCCGGTAGCAGAATAATAATGGTGCGTAATTAATTCTGCAATCCCATCCGTTTCAAACGATTAAATCCTGAACTTCCCTGACTGTCTGTTCAAAACGTCCTGTCTCCAGCTCAACACCAATCGCACAACGCCCCAGTGCCATCGCCGCTTTTACCGTTGAACCTGAACCCATAAAAAAATCTGCAACCAGGTCTCCCGGACGACTGCTCGCGTTGATTATCTGCTGCAGCATTTCTGCCGGTTTTTCGCACGGATGTTTCCCTGGATAGTACTGCACCGGTTTATGCGTCCAGACATCGGTGTACGGAACCTGCGCCGTCACACCGAAATACCGCCGCAAATTTTTATATTCACTCAGCAGTTCCGTATACTGCCGGTTCAGCCCACTGTATGTGCTGACCAGCTGGTGGTGTGGCTTTTCCAGTTCCCCGCGCTGATGTTTTTCTGCCGCAACACGCGCAAACAACGCCTGCAATTTGTTGTAATTACCCTCGTTCGGTAACTGCCACTGACTGGTACCAAACCAGTGCGAAGCCATGTTTTTCTTTCCGGTGGCTTCCGCTATCTGTTTTGACGTTATTCCCAGTGATTTACGCGCATCACGAAAGTAAGAAATCAGCGGGGCCATGACGTGCTGTTTTAGCTCGCGCCCCTGTGCCACATAGCCATCATCTTTCGGGCGATACGGTCCCTGATAATGTTCTGCAAACAGAATGCGCTCTGTTGCCGGAAAATACGCCCGCAGACTTTCCTTATTGCACCCGTTCCAGCGTCCGGACGGCTTCGCCCAGATAATGTGGTTCAGCACATTAAAGCGCTCACGCATCATGATTTCGGTGTCAGATGCCAGGCGATGACCACAGAACAGGTAAAGACTTCCGGCAGGCTTCAGTACCCGCCAGAACTGCGCCAGACACTGGTCCAGCCATTTCAGGTAATCATCGTCGCCCTCCCACTGGTTATCCCAGCCCTCGGGCTTCACTTTAAAGTATGGCGGGTCTGTGACTATCAGATCGACAGAGTTTTCCGGTAAGGTCTGGATAAATTCCAGGCAATCAGCGTTGATTAACTCACAACTGGATATTTTTACAGCATTAATCATAGATCAATAAGCACTTCTCTGATAGGCTCATACCGCTTTTGCGCAAAGCAGATGGGCCTGAGGTTTGCTTGTGACCCCAACGCATGAGCAGATGGCTGGTGGGTGCCGCTAACACCCACCAGCCGCCCATTTACCACAAATTAAAAAGCCTTCACTGCGGAAGGCGTCTGTAACAACCGAACTGATAATCTGCCAGACCCGCCATAACAAGCTGAGTCAGTATTAACTGGCAGCGTTCGTGTGAAAGGTAAGTATTCTGCGCAATTTCCCCGACGGTCGCCGGTTCGGTGACGCTTAATTCATTAAACACACTCTGGCGGTTTCGGTCATATCCTGCTGTTTTAGCATGCTTTTTTCCCTTTTCCGGTTAACGTGACATACCAATACCTCTTGTCGAAAAAGCCAGCAAGCTGAAAGACCAGTATTCACAACTACCAGCGCGTTTAATGTTCTGTGCCGTTTTTCAGACATAAAAAAACCCGCATAAAGCGGGTTCTTTCAGGTGTCCATGTCTGCTATTCGCCTCGCGGTATAGCTTTGCGAAGCGTAGCTGGATTGAAACAGTTTATGCGTAAAAAATCAAGACATTTTTTGAGCAAACGATTCTCGCATAGGGATGTATAGCGCATATTCAGCAACAGCCAACCAATTAGCAATTCGCTTTTCGCATGTACTAAAACACCATTCCGGGTGCACCTCATTCAACAATTCAGCCATTTTGCGTTTACTCATCCCCCGCCCTTCGTACCTTTGCCGCAGGATATCAATCAATCCAGGATAACGTGCAAGCGCTTTACTTATCACCCCATCAATGCGTAACGCCTCTGCATCAGTACAGTGAGACAACCAGCTCTTCTGTCTGCCAGCGATCATCTCTCGCAAGAATGCTTCCAGCTCTGGTTTATCAATCCCTGACTCCCTGATTCTACGCAGGGCTTCATTGATTGCGGTTTTTGTCAGTTTTTTGGATGCCAGCAACTGATTGAACATATTTCCTGGTTTGCCACCACCTATATACGACCAACGCCCCCACATCCGTAATTTCCCCTGGATCCAGACGGCTTCCAGCGTTTTTAGACGTAAATGCTCGCCGCTTTTGCCTGTAATTTCCGGGTATATCATATTTACGATCACTCACTCTCAATTTTGTAAATCTTCACGCCCAGCCGTCCCCCAGGAACGCGCTGACCGCGCACAATATTGATTTCATCAAACTGCTCGTCTATGAGAAGTCCGGCATGCGTCAGCGCATCCAGTGGTGCTTTCAGGATATTGCCCAGGTCACGACGACGTTTATCCGGTGGCTCTGCAATAATCTTTATCGCCAGCCTTCCGGACAGGTTTAATTTCAGCCGCTGCTGGCGAACAATAAGCGCCACATCACGGCGATAACGCTCACCGGCTTTTGATACAAAATATGTGCTGCCACGACGTCGCCAGTAAGTGTTCACCGTTGGCGGGTAAGGCAAAACAAATTCTATGCGTTCAGTCATTCATGCTTTCCACTTCAGGACACCCGAATTTCTCGCGTGCATTAAAAAACGAATCAGCAACAACAGCTGGCTGCCGTGTTTTTCTTCAAAATCTTTTACCCCGGCGTGTAGTTCGCTATGGCATTTACGGCACAGCGGAATAACAAACAAATCATCAGCCTTTGTTCCCATCCCTCCCAGTCCATGACCAATGATGTGATGCGGATCATCTGCCTGATTACCACACGTCATGCATTTCTGCGTTTTTACCCAACGCGTGTATACAGGCATCTCTTCCCGTCGTGGTTTCTGGCGCTGGAGATACTGAGCCGGTGACTCCGGATCAACGGCAATGCTTACCACCGTCTTTTCCTGTGGCGGGTTTTGCTGGTGGGCGTGAGGCAGTAGCGCAATATTTTTTGTGCGCTGCTTCAGCATGCTGGTGGCGGTCTGCTCTCCCGGCACGATGTCGCTCTCGCGGTATACTGAGCGAATTTTTTCCGCGCGTAATCCCAGTGAACGACGTAACACCGTCTCCGGTAGTGCGTCCGCTACGTTATTTATGGTTGCCCACCAGGATAATTCAGCCAGCGATAATTCCCGCTCCTGCGTGCCATTCATTGCGTGGCGGATGACATCAATCATCCATGCTGACAGGTTTTGGTGAGCAAGCTGCCCGAGTGATTCGGAAGTCTGGTTACGCAGCTGGTTGTCGCAGTGCCAGCACAACACCATCGCGCCGGTACCGTAACGATGTATGACGGTTTCACTGTGATGGTAGTCACCATGAGGCCACTGGCAGGATTTAATGTGGCGTAACAGCCAGTCAGACAATGCACCAGCACCACCAGCAGCACGAATCACCCGCTCATCGCTGAAAAATGGCAGTAATGATTTATCCTCCGCCAGCGGCTGGCGAACAGCAGGAACGACTCCGGACGGCAGACCGCGCATGCTTTTCGGTTCCGGCTCCACCAGAACTCGAGGGTTATGAAATACCTGCATGGATTCACGGCCCGGTTTTAGCACCACCAGCCCAAGTTCCGGTACCGGAACAGGTCGAAGTAATACCCGCACGTTACCTCCAGATGCGTTGCTGGAATGTGCGAGACGGACGCGGTGGGCGTTCGGAATAAGGGAGCCTGACATAGATTATCCAGTGACGATAATCGAGGCTGAGGGCTTTCTTAATCTCGTATCCGCGTCTGCGGTAGTTATGAATTAGCCATTCGGCCTGTTCTTCAGTACATGGTGGGTGTTGGTACCAGTCGGTTTTAAATGCGTGTGAACGCCGCCCATGCCGGATGGCAAGGTCGGTATCAGAATTGTGAAATTTGGTTTTGTGCACCATCTGTTTTCTCTGCTGGCGCAGCAGGTGTCAGGTGTTCAGGCTGACGTGCGAATTGTAAACCAGAATGCCAGGAAAAACAAACCCGCCGAAGCGGGTTAAGTGCGGGTGCGTTGAGGATGCCTGACTCATCAGAGGTGGCGAGGGATTTCTCCCTCGCCTGGTCTCTTACTCCTCAGGTTCGTAAGCTGTGAAGACAGCGACCTCCGTCTGGCCGGTTCGGATTCGTACCTCGCAGAGGTCTTTCCTCGTTACCAGTGCCGTCACTATGACGGTTAAACAGATGACGATCAGGGCGATTAACATCGCCTTTTGCTGCTTCATAGCCTGCTTCTCCTTGCCTTTCGGCACGTAAGAGGCTAACCTACATGTGCAAAGCATGAAATTGGCCTCAGATTAATGTTAAGCGTCTTGCCGGACGCGTAATGTTAACTGGGGCTTTTCTCTATCTGCCTTTTGGTGTTCATGCCTGAGGCAGATAGCCTCAAGCACCCGCAGCAATTCTAACTATCCAATAGATCAATGCCAACTTCTTTTCCTGCAACATCTCTCATCAGAAGTGACCCAAATTCATCCAATCAGCACAAAAGAAACATTTAAAGCGTGAATGCTACCGAACGTTCATTTCAATTACATCGTTTTGATTTTTAACAGTTTTCACCTCAACAAATCAAATGGCATTAGCATTCATCATGGAAGAAAGACTGATAAAAATGATCATTTTCAATGACTTATGATCACACCGGGTATTGCCAAGTCATTCCTTTTACGCCAGGATACCCACAAGTGAGTAGTCGAGGAGAGTTTGCCAATTTTTGCGATATAAATTTCAATGTCCGAAGAACCATTAATTGTTAATTGATTCTGTATAAGGTATTAACATGACAATTTCATATATTCCTATTCTGAAAGCGAAACGTTCTGAGTTATCAGCTTTATCGCAGCTATCCATTGAAAAGAAATCAAAAATTTTGCCATTACTCGAAATTGAACCAGTGCCAATTGACCCTGATTCAGGTATTGCCTTAAAGAGTTATAACGAGACTCTTATAGAGTTCGGAAAGAAAGTCTCAAAATCTTGCTCAGATATGCAAGGTGTTTATATTGATGGATTATTAATTGAAGAGCATTTTATTTCTCCTGAAGATCATTACCCTATAATAAATGCGGTTAATCAAGTTAGAGATATGGGGATAAGAGTTATTCCTGTCAGTTCACCAACTCGCCCATCTAACTATAAAAGAGCGATTGATGAATTAATGCAGAATGAAATATGCTTGAGATTAACCACGTTAGATCTGGTTAACCCACAATTAATAACGCATTACATTAATCATCTGGGAATTCCTTTATCAAATATTGATATAATTATTGACTTAAGAGATGAGTTAACCGAGGATAAAATTAATTCCGGCGAACTATATACTTTGGCAATGGGATTGATAAACAATCTGGCGCACCTCAATGAATACAGAAAAGTGATTCTTTCTGGGGGTTCATTTCCTACAGATCTCAGTGATATTTCTGTTGGTCTATATTCTCAACCTCGAATCGAGTGGATTTTATGGCAGAGTTTAATGAATAGAAAAGAACTTGCCAGAAATGTGATTTATAGTGATTATGGAGTACAGCACCCCGACTTTAATAGGCTTTCGACGCGATTCCCTAGCGTATCTGCCAGCGTCAGATACTCTGGAGATAATGACTTTTGGGTATTTCGAGGAAGAGTAGCTAATCGCTTTGGTTATGAACAATATGGTAAACATAGTGAGGATATTCTTGCTCATCGAGAATATTCAGGGCCTACATTCTGTGCGGGAGATAGAGACATAGAATATTATGCAAACGAGTATCAAGCCTACAAAGCCAATCCCTCTGGTAACTATAAATTTGGTAGCCCAGAGGTATGGCGTAGGATTGGGCAAAACCATCACATAACTAAGGTTGTTGAGCAACTCGCCACTCTTTACGGGCTTTAAGTTTAACTCGAACAGCTTCACGAAGCTCGCCAACATCCATACTATTGGCGAGTTTTGACCATAAGACGCGTTTAGGTTTATTTTTCAAATTCTGTAGCTCCCCTACATCACTTAATAGGGAAAGCAATTCATCTTTCCAAAGAAGCATTGTTAAGGAAAGTTTGTCCACTTGTGGATTCAACTTGCTAGTTCGAATTGTTTTTAAATGGATACCTTGCCGTGCACCTTGCGTAACTTGCTTTATCCCCCACCATGATGGAACTATGCTTAAAGCATCATAAAGATGGCAATCAGAGACAACCAAAGTTACTTTATCCATCACTGATGAGTAATGTTGCACCTGCGCTGGTAATCTGAGCAAGTTATCACTCTTGCTCTTCAACTCATAACCATGTATAAGCCCATTGATCACTGCTATATCAGCTCTGCTAGCCCCTAGATTCATCGTAAACTCATCAATGATTAGGGTGTCAGGATCTTTATGATGATCTCTCAGAATCTTGGCATGCACAGCCTTTCTTACATCAATGTCTCTCATACCATAGTTGCGCTTTCATCGACTCTCTCAAGCCATGATTCTATATCATGGTTCGCATGAATGCCATTTGATATGACCAGTGGTTAAACATTGCACAGAAAAGTGGATGTGTATTTTAACAAAAGCAATGACGGCTAACCATGTTGGTATGTCGATAAAATGTTTCAACGTAAGCATTATCTGTTCCGCCCTTTCAGACGGCCTCCTGATGTTCTGAGGGTGCAGAATCCCTCCGGTTAAGGATTTAATAAAAATCGTTTCTGATTTAAATCTTCAGTATTTAGTTGTTAGTCGGTTTATAGCCTTTATGCTTCGACCTTATTTCTCAGCCATACACAAACCGGGCCATCTTCGGTGTCATGTATTGAACCAATAAACCATCCATTGCCCTCTGGTCGTTCCGGTTCCCATGCAGAAATATCAGCGTCACACGCATCAAGGTCAGCACATCCTTCATCTCTGAAGCAGAGGACGTATTGAAGATTATTTTCCTCCATCCAGGCGTTAAACTCTTCCGTTGAAATATATTCCCGACCGTCACAGAATTTTTCATATTCAGGATGCGTCCAGCAGCCATATTCATCACGTACTACTGGTATTTCTTTAATTTCATTCATTTCTGTTCTCCCACGTTTTCAGACTTTCACCACAGAACGGACAAAATGAAACCCGAACTGGTAATTTAGAAAATTCACCGGAACGCAACATCACAAAATCAGGACCGCGAGTTAAACTCTCATTCCAGATTTTGTATATCAGCAGACCTTTTCGCATCGTGTATTCAGCATCATGCTCAAGGGACTTTGCCAGTGCTGCACATGGTTCTATCTTGTTGCCATTAACCTGGCATTTTGATTCACTCACCGCACCACCTCCTCAAAATTCCCCTGATAAAACGCCAGTACGCGCTGCATAACTTCGCTCTTCCGGCACTCGAGACAGATTATGTTCAGACGCCTGTCGTAGCGACGTATTTCTCCGTCAGGTAATGACCAGATAAGGTCCGGATCAACCGCAGATGGTTTCTTCAGCTTTGCCCTTGAGAGCTTTTTACGGGCATTTTGCCAGTCCTTACGCGCCTGTTCAGACGGGAATAACCCGTAACCAGAGTTGTATACATCGCCACTGGCAACCAGCTCTCTGGCCAGAACGCTCATCAGATATCTTGTTGCCCCAGTTTTAGTTTCCAGTTGTCGTAACGTCTCGCGCCCACTCTGGCGTACGAGTTCAACAACCTGCCCTTTAATTTTCTCCCGCTCTTCTTGTGTAAAAACTTTTGCCACAAGCCCTCCTGAAAATTACCTCATGACCAGAAATTAACACTTACCCCCTGAAGCCCGGCGGAATTTCAGTGTCCGGTTCAGAAATGTGATTCACGCAACGCTGCGCAGGCGAACGCCCCAGGCGGATAACCAGTTCATCCCATTTTTCCCGGAGTTTTGCCGGACTCATGATGTTTTTTACCCAGAACGAATCCCGCTGGAGACGCCCAAACATTTCACAAATTTGTCTGTGAGTTCTGCCATCCAGCATCCGCATTGTGCGAACGTCATTGGCCCATGCTGTCCAGTTGGGTTCTTTCGGTCTAGTGATCTCGCCATCATCGCTGGCCGCCTGCTCGTAAAGACTCACGATTCGTCCCCAGATCCACTGTGCGCACACCAAATCTTCCTGACTTCCCCACTGGCGTTTTTCGCACTGAACACAACCGCGTCAGGGTGTCGGGTTAAAAATCCTGTTCAGCCGTCTGCGGGTCCGGTTGCGAAGCGTCCGGACAAGAAGATCTTTTATCTGACGGATCAGGTTTTAATACTGACGGATCGGGGTCAATCATCGCCCCCCTAATCGGCAGTTTTTTATCAACAGTTGATCCATCAAAATTTGACGGGTCAACCGTTGAGGGGTCAATATTTGACGGGTCAACTGTTAACGGGTCATTTTTTGCCGGGCTAATTTTTCTTTTCGGTTTATATGACTCACGCGCCGCCGCCGCAGCTGCTTCGAGTTTTTCCACATTAAGCCGATAGATATTGCTTACATTACGCCCACCGACCTTACGCTCTTCCTTCGTCAGCCAGCCCTCTTTCGCCAGTTCTGCAATAGCCGATTTCACTGTGGATTCACTTCTTGCACCGATCTGACGCCGGATAGTTTCAATGGCAGGCCATGACACGCCCTCGTCATTGCTGTAGTCTGCAAGACGGGCCATAACCGCCACCCTGGATAAGATCATGCCGGTGAAGGCGCACCCTTCCCAGACAAGACCATGAAGCTTGCTGCTCATAAAACCCCCGAACACCGTGCTTTTAGTGCATCACCACAGCATTCCCTGCCGGGCCGCCGCGATTCATCTGGTCATACAAAACAACCGCTGACGTCAACAAAATCATCGACATCCTTCACCAGCCGATCCCTCCGTTCGACGATCTCACGGTAATATTCAGAACTGTGGCTGCGCATACGGGCCACCAGCAAAGGCGGCATCGCCTTTTCGATCGCCGGTAACAGAGCCTGCATTTTTTCAACAGCATCAGGGGTGTCTTTATCCAGCCAACGGAAAATTTTCTGGGTATTACGGGCCAGGGCTTCCGGATGGCTGTCGTCGTACAGTTCAGGGAACGTCATCCCCAGTTCGAAATAAGTCCGGGCTATTTCAGCTGCAGGAACTTTCTCACCATCAGGGTATGCCCAGGCATTCATCGCCATGCGGATGTGCTCATGTTTGATTTTCATGAATCATTTGCCTCTTGATGCTTCGGGTATGATCGTTTTCGTCATTTGGTTGCTTCATCGACATATTCTGCGAATAACATGACGAGCGTCGTAAGTATGTCCAATCAACATCAGGACGAAGTTCTTCACACAGAACACCACCTTTTGTTGCTCGTTCAATCGCAGGACATCTCTCAGCAGGTAACTGACGTACACCTTTGATCCATTGATTTACGCTTGGAGGAGATACACCTAAAAGCCTAGCCATTGCTGATTGCCCACCGACAACAGCACAAGCTCGTTTGAATGAATAGTTATCTTTTTTCATCGAATGAACTCCAAAAAACACGCAGCAATATTAGGCTTAGCCTAATGAAATTGTCAATAGGCTATGCCTAATACATCGAGAGTAGGGATTGCCTAACGCGATGCGCATAGGAGACTATTAAGCAATGCTTAGTGGTAAAGACTTAGCCGAGCGATAGAGCAGGCCATTAACAAAAAATTAGCATCAGGAGCCGTCAAATCAAAGGCGGAAATCGCACGTCATTTCAAAGTCCAACCACCATCAATCCATGACTGGATTAAGAAAGGTTCGATAAGTAAAGACAAACTTCCAGAACTATGGCGTTTCTTTTCTGATGTGGTTGGTCCAGAGCATTGGGGGCTTAACGAATACCCCATACCAACCCCATCCACTTCAGATACAAAAAGTGAACTTTTAGACATAAACAGCCTTTATCAAGCCGCCTCTGATGAAAAAAGAGCAATTGTGGCTTTCATCTTATCTGGAAATGCTACGGAGCCTAGTTGGGTTGATCATGACGTTCGCGCCTACATTGCCGCAATGGAAATGAAGGTAGCTAACTATCTGAAAAATCAAGAATCAAAACGGAAAAGCCAGAACATCACCAAGACAGGAACTTAAACTTATATGGTCCGACGGGAAATTCCTAGTTCCCGTTAGTTAACTCCTACTACCTCTTCCACAAACCATCACCTATTAGGTTGCGCCCAAATTATTAGGCATAGCCTATTGACAAGTAATTAGGCATTTCCTATAGTTTTCCCATACCAACCCATCCCGTCCCACACAATACAGGGCAATACCTCGAGTTACCAGGCAGTGGTCAGGGGTTAAGTAGCCAGCCCGAGGCGTAAGAACATGACGGCAGGGTTCAACTTTAATAACTATGCAGCAGGTTTTTGTTCCGCTACCCCGGCGTTAAGGGGAAATGAGGTCAGCATGGATACTATCGATCTTGGCAACAGCGAATCTCTGGTATGTGGCGTGTTCCCCAACCAGGACGGTACGTTCACCGCGATGACGTATACCAAAAGCAAAACGTTTAAAACTGAAGCTGGCGCGCGTCGCTGGTTAACCAGAAACACTGACTGATGAGGTTGACGATGGAATTTAAAGATTTACCAGTACCATTCCAGGAAATGGCATCGAATGTGGTTCGCTCTCAACTGGCGACTCTTGACCTGAGTACCGTAGAAAAAG